CCTCTCTCTGGAATTTAGGTAAAGAGTCTGTACAACTTGGACTGCCACCCAATGGGTGAACAATCTTCGGTTGACTTTCTTTTCCCACTTAAGGGGCTTTACCGCGAGCGCATCTTTTACGTAAGACCTTATGGCCTTACCTAGGATTTCCTCGCCTTGTAAATAACGGAGTAAGGATATTACTAAATTAATAGTGGGTTCAAAGGCTCTATACCTAGGTCTAGGCCATGAATACACCGTAATGTAGTAACTCTTTACAGCTGACTTTAAATCGAAGTTCCACTTTTTCTGCTGGATCTCTGACAGAAGGATACCAAGGCTAGTAATAGCCTCAGTTCTTCTCTCGAAGAGTGCAGATAAGGGAAATGGGGACACATTTTCACCATGGAGTCTTATTTGCTTTGCAAATTCGAAACCATATGGCGAAGTATGTGTTTTGGTCGAATTAAATTCGATCCCCCACTCCGAGAGGATATCTTTATAAGCTGCTGCGAGTCTATCGTTAGAAATAACAATATCATCGCCTAGTAGCATATATCGACTTCGCTTCCAGTTCAGATTAACCCTTTTACAGGCCATCCAAACTAAGAAGTGATGAGCTAAAGTGGTAGTAACCCATGAGGAATAAAGTCCCATAGGATTTCCGGTGTTATAATGAACCGGGAAAGATCCATATTGGAACGGTGTTCCGACCATGAGAAACTTCCATGCTTTAGCATATTCCTCGCCAAACCAAACTGAAATTATTTCGTAGATTAGGTCAATTGGGAACCTATCAGTAAAGGCCGTAAGGTCAATACTATGATAGGACGATCCTATAGATTTATCTAAGGAATAAAACAGTTTAGTCTGGTTTAAAGAGCAGTCTTGGTTAATTTTAGAGAGTAACTTAAGGAGAAATTTATGAAGGGGCAGTAATGCCGCCTGAGTATAATAATCTCCTATAGCAACTTCTCTAACTTTTCCTTCTTTATCTAAGATTTTCACCAATTTCCGAGTAATCGGCTCCGCCTTGCGGCGGATACGAGAATCGAAAAATTGACTGATCCTCTTATATAAGAATGAAAACTTATTCATAAGGTCATATAACTTCTCACCTCCAGTTAGCTTAATTGCTTCCTTTTGTTGATCAGTTAATGCCATGTAATCGATAAATGAACTCCAAAGGGCATGCCCGTTGGGTCCAGATTTCGACGACATATGGAATTCTTTGAAACGTAAGTTTCGAGGAACTTTTCCAATATGAGTAAGATTAACACCTAAATCTTTTAGAAACTGAAGTATCAAAGGACGCAACTCCTTGGGATTACCAGAATAACTGGGCCCTTGGAGAATTGTATCCAATGATATTTCGGAATCAACCCTAAATGCTCGTGTAATATAAAGAGCCGAGAAGATTAGCCTAATAAAAGGGTAACTCTTGGTCACTTGTATATGACGAACAATGGGTCTTAAAAGTTTAGGTAACCATAACTTTTCTCTATGTTCAAATGTTTCTGGGGCCATACTAAGTATAGCTTTTAGAAACGTTAAACGTAGATCTTTAGTGTATCTGATCGCCTCGGTTATACCGCGGCTCTCAAGTACCTTAAAGATTTTATCTACGATCCTAAATGAATAAGATGTATCCTTATAACTTGATTTCAAGTTATTTGCGAGCCATCTGATAAGGACTGGCATCGTCTTTTTGAGGCCTTTCAAGGCTTTAAAATTAATTGACTTTGTCTTTCCTTTCATTTATGGATCTCCAGTGAGCGAGTGGAACTCGGCTTGGGCCTGGTACAACCAAGCAGATTTGCC